AAGGCACGCCAGAAGCCTACGAGCAGACTCTGGGAGATGATCGCGATGAGGCTGTTCAGGTACTTTACGATCTACAAGTAACACAGATGATCCGGTCTAATCACACAGACCGCCTATACACGCAGATCATGCGTAAGATCCCGAGCTTCTTATCCTTGCCAGAGCTGCGCTTTGAGAAGTTTATGCGCCTTGATGAGCTTGGGATTACCTTCCATAAGAAGCCGTACAACATAGCGCCTAACTGGATAGCAGTCCATGGCGACCATACCCCTATCAAGTCTCAAGGGGGTCTATCAGCCCTTGAGGCAGCCCGTAGGCATGGAAAGAGCGTCATCTCTGGACACACACACAGGGCAGGCAGATCGTCCTTCTCAGAGGCATCTGGAGGCCGTATAGGGCGTGTCCTGCATGGCGTAGAGGTAGGCAATCTCATGGACTTTAGCAAGGCCAGTTATACAAAGGGATCGGCTAACTGGCAACAGGCATTCGCCATCATGTACGTCGAGGGCAAGAATGTGCAAGTCGATCTAATCTATATCGAGAAGGATGGGACATTCGTAGTCTCAGGCAAGCGGTATGGACGACCTAGATAATCGTTACCGTTTCGTTATCTAAATATCTGACTTTTCCCCCTTAGGGCGTGAGAGACTTATGCCATGAACGAAGGGCGTTCATAGAAAAGGGCAAAAAATGTTTATGTATCAAGTTCGTATTTTTAAGAATAACGTCTGGCATGTAATTCGCACCTACGCATTCGAGGATGAAGCTCGATCTTTTGCCAATTGCCTAGACACTGAATGGGATATAAAAAAAGTCACCTTGGCGCAGGCTAATGCAGAGGAGGTCAGTGCCTAATGTTCGATCCATCATTAGGCGACTGTCTTGCCATGATTGCATTATCAGCACTATATTTTCATTTAGGCCGTATCGTCGGCCTGCGCGTGGGATATCTTAAAGGCCGTAAAGCTGTCAGAGATTACTACGCAACTAAAGAAAGGGCGCGAGTGTGAATGCAGGTAATTTTCTCACAGAAGCAAAGGCAACAATTCAAGATCGTGGCATGGACTACGGCCACCCATCAGACAATATGTCCAGAACCGCACGCCTCTGGTCAGCATTCCTCGAAATGCCAGTTACTGACTATCAAGTGGCAACATGCATGGTGTTGGTCAAGCTTGCACGAAGTATGGAGTCTGCAAAGGTCGATACATACATCGACGCTGCTGCCTATATTGCAATAGCCGGACAACTACATACAGAGGAGAACGAGCTATATGTTTAACCTCGAAGATTACGAGACAGTAGAAGAAAGACTCACAAAGTATTGGAAGGATCATCCCGATGGACAAATACATACAGAGATACTTGATCAGTCCGCTGGCCGTTTTATTGTTAAGGCTTCTGTATATCGCACAGAGGCTGACATTCGTCCATGGACTACAGGACTTGCAGAGGAAACTATACAAGGTCGAGGTGTTAATGCAACGTCAGCGCTGGAGAATTGTGAGACTAGTGCTATCGGTCGAGCGCTTGCTAACGCAGGATATGCAACAAAGGGAAAGCGAGCGTCACGAGAGGAAATGGTCAAAGTTAATAAAGCGAATGAAGTGAAGTCAACGATCGAGCAGACAAAGGCCAAGATGGCGGACACGTCCGGCACTTACATCCCAGTAGTAAAGGAAGAAGATCCATGGACTATCAAGCCAGCGACTATGCCGCCCACAATGGGGGAAGCTGTATCGACGGTGAAAGAGATCATTGGCGGCCAGACAGAGAAGGACATTCCTCGATGCACTCATGGCGACATGGTGTGGAAGACGGGACAGACTAAGGCTGGCAAGCCATGGGGTCACTTTAAGTGCCCTTATGCAGTTACAGGCGAGTTAACTAGATGTCCGGCACCTAATGATGTAATTTGGTACGAGATGAATAAAGAAGATGGCACATGGCAACGCCAGAAGGCGAGAGTGTAATGGGACGTTTACAGTTCTTAAACCAAGATGGTGAGTGGGAGTCATTCCCTACAGAAGAAGAAATACATCGATCTAAAGAGATCACAGCAATTCTTGAAGAGTTTACCTTTACGACTAGATGCTGCTTATGTAATGAGGCAATACCTTACAAAGACATAAGGGTTAATCTAGTTAATAAGAGCTGGTCATGCTCTAAGTGTCACGCTGTCAATGGCCTCACAAAGCCGTAAGTACCGGGGATTCTCTACCGAGCGTGTGGTCGCACGTTACCTTTCGGAGTGGTGGCCGCATGCAGATATCGGTAGAGGGGCTGGAAAAGATATAACACATGTCCCGTTCGACATGGAAGTTAAAGCTAGATCGGCGTTCCAGCCAAAGGCGTGGATTGATCAGGTCATCAAGCGAGCAGGTAAACACGGAGATTTACCTATCGTCGTAAGTCGATTAAATGGACAAGGGGAGAAGAGTCCAGGGGACTACCTTGCATTCATGAGATTGGGTGATCTGGTCAATCTATTGCTACAGGCAGGTTACGGTGATTATAAGGGCGATATTGGTACACTTGAACCTATGAGATGCAGTATGTGTGGCGCCTGGGCGTTTACTCAAATATGCAGAATGTGTCAGAGTGATCCAGATGCCAACTTATGAGTTTGAGTGCGACAATGATAAGTGCGAAAGTAATGCACGCATAGAAGAATGGCTAAGCCTTAGCGAACCTCACGACTTAGAATGCCCATTCTGTCATGCACCTATGCATAAGATTTACAGCTCTATTGGAGTATCGTTTAAGGGCGCCGGATTCTATAGTACGGACAATCGATGAGTTATGCACACCTGTGGATAAGTATGTGGAGAAACATTACTTTACGCTTACGCCACGCCCATGTTATACACATGCTTGACACGACTGGTACTCTCAGCGCTAGAGCCTATCAGAGGCTCAAGGCGGCCCCGAAGGACAGAGGCCGCAAGGTAGCACTCGCTATTGGGATATCTCTATCTATGGCAATGCCTCTAGATGCACAGGCGTCAGACCTTGCAATACAACAGCTTAAGCAATTAGCCAACTATCAGCTGACAGATAAACAGTTAGCATGTCATAACGAGATAGTGCATCGAGAGTCCAGGTGGGACTATAAAGCAGTAGGTAATCGTAATGGTACTAAACAGGTGTATGGCCTATACCAAATGAAGACTGAGAGTCTTAAAGTATCAACACCTATTAAGCAGTTCTGGATGTATTGGCATTATGTAGCACATAGGTACGGACATACTAAGTATGATGAGCCTAACTACTGTGGTGCATTACTACATCTAAAGACTAAGGGATGGCAATGAGATTATATTGGTGCGATCAGTGTGGTATGACTACAGAGGATGTAACACTTATAGCTCTTATGCCTGATGGTGAGACAGAGTTATGTGCAGCTTGTGAGACATCACAATGAGTACAAAGCGTGGTGATCCTCGAGGGACACGAGCTTACAAAGCCAGACGCCTTGAAGTGTTAGCAAGGGATCAGTGGTCATGCTTCTATTGCTTACAGCCTGCCACGACCGTAGATCACGTTATACCGATCATCGATGGTGGAGATCCTATTGCATACGATAACCTTGTAGTTCTCGTTCATCCATAGAAAAGGCAATAAGGCATTATCGGCAGCATCGCAGACTTCTTGAAGCATTAAAGGCTGTGAGGAATCGTAAAGTGTCCCGACACCTAATACAGCTTTAAGTTCTGCGACTGTCGTAGTACTCATTATTATCCTTTCTAAAGACTGGCAGGGTAGAAGGGCACTACCCTGCCAGCGACTTAGTGTGGCTTACGCCTTGTTATTCTTAAATGCGCCTGCGCCGACCTTGGTCAAAATTGCGCCATAGCCGTAGTAGCCGATTGTTACCTGTCCTGCTGCTGTTGACTCAGCGCGAAGGCGATAGGTAGGTGACTCGTACCATGTGTACGCATCTGGGTTCACGATAACGATTGATCCATCTGTGTCAGTACCTGAAGCTGTATTAGGTGTGACGTAGAGGTTAAGACCTGCAACGTTACCCTGTAGGGCTGTAGGTGTTACAACGCCGCCAGCGTTCTGTGGCTGTGATGCGTTGTAGATTGGACGACCTGAATCGTTAAGTGTCATGATGTTAGACCATTGTGAAGTGTTGACGATCATGTTGCGAGCAAATGGATTTGGAAGGCCAAGTGTTGCGTTATAGACAGAAGCTGCACCACGAGCAACGATACCGAGAAGCTCGGATGCTGTTGGGAAAGTAACTGTTGTAGTTGCATCAAGTGATGCACCTGAGATGAGTGCTGCGTTTACTGCTGCATCTGTAGCTTTGGCGTAAGCTGCGGCCATGTTGCGCACTAGTTCATCAAAGAATGCTGGAGATGTACGATCTAGCAATTCTACTGAGAATGTCTGTTGTCCAGCATACTTCTTGACAGTTGCTGTTAGGAATTCAGATGTTGAATCTGTCTCGCTAAATGCATTGCCTTGTGCTGTTTCTGCAACAGTTGGCATTGCTGAGATCTTTGGAACCTCAAAAGTCATACCTGCATCTGGCAATACTCCACGAGTAATTGCTTCAATAGATGGTCGGATAGTTGTGCCAAGTGGGTTGACAACTTCGTTAAGTTGACGTGTTGGAACGAGTCCAGGGTTATTGACTGTACTGTCTGCTGCGATGAGGTATTGACGAGCATCTTCATCGCCTAGTGCTGCGCGTACTGATTGCTCTGCGTACTTTGCAGCTGTTAGTTCGATGCGTGGCTTTGTGTAAGCCATTGCTGTTACAGCAGGGCGAGCAGCTTCAACTGCGGCAGCCTCAACTGTAGGTGTTGCTTCGACTGCTGAAGTGGTGTCTTCCACGGTGGCTGTCTCGCTTTCTGTTGGTTGGTTGGTTTCTACGGCTTCATCTTCAGACGCCGCTATATCAGTGACGGCTGCTGACTTAAATGCGGCGGCCTGCACTAAACTTACTTCGAGGAGTTCTGCACTCGATACATACAGCACGCCATTCTTAGGCTTGGCTGCGTTGACCATAACTCCGACTGATAGACCTGTGCGGAGTTCTTCTGCGGCTTCGATCAGAGCATCTGTGCCGCGTGATGATTTAGAAATCTTGAAAGACGCATAAATGCCGTCTTCTGTTTCATTAAAAAATTGAGCGCGACCAATCGGCTGCTTAGCATCATGCTCTAGTAAGAGCTTGACATTGCTCGATTCAGCGATATTGATTGCGCCACGCTCAAAGACTACGGCTCCGGCAGATGTCATTCCTACCTCGCCATCGTAGGGAACGATCTTGCCAGAGATAGTGCGCTCGGCTGCATCTGCTTTTAGTTCTGCTGAGAATGTGATCATCTCATTCATATATCATCCCATGGCTTCCGTTAGGTGTTAGGTCTGTCATGCCCATTGCCTGCTCGACAGTTATGAGCTGTAGGTCAATCATCTCGCGGATTACTGCTAGTTCTACAAGTGGATCTACGCGTAGGTAATTCTTATCAATGTCAAATAGGACATAATTGCCACGAGCTGTGATGTCATCCATTGATAGACGATCCTCTATGGCTGAGATAAATGGCTGTAAAGATAGCGTCAAGAATTGCTTTCTTTCTTCAGTTACGTTCGCATAAGTCATTGTTGTGTTCTGATCTGCTGAGACGTAGTAAGGCGGCACGTTGCATAGGCGAGCAATCTCAGTAGCAAGGTTCTGGATAGCCTCGTTGTACATCATGTCTTTAGGGCTAAATCCTACTGACTCATAATTAAGAGTTGATGTTAGGTAAGCTGTAGAGCGATTTTGACGTGCTGACTTCCATGCTGAAAGTAATCCTTGCACTTCTAAAGGTGGTAGATCAGCGCCTGTATTTTTAAGATAGCCAGTAGCCATAGGCGTTGCTGCTGCAACTACTGAGGCTTTCTGCACGTCTAGAGCTGCGCGAATTGTAGATGTTCCTGTGTTAAGAATGCCATCATTAAGTGATTGGAATGTAATTAGTGAGCCAAGGCCGTCCATAGGTACTGTTGTGCCATCGATGGCGTAAGACTTTACGAAGACGTTATCGCGATCTAGTGTCGCTGTCACGCGGCTGTTAGCGATCCACTCAAATCGAGATGGACGCCCATCTTCCTGATAGACCTCAACTACTTGCCAGAAGGCCTGCCCATAGAAGAGAAGCGAATCAACTGTGTAAGCAATAGTTACTGATCGAGGTTGATGATAAGACGGCTGATCTAGCCAAAGAGGGCTGCCTAGCATCTCGCCTGTTGATTTTTTATGCAGCATCAAAGGGATCGTGCCGATTGTGCCTGCGAGAAGATTGCGGCATCGAGCTAGTGCCGGAACTCCTAGAGCTTCTGTGCGTCCGACGTAGGCGAACTGAAAGGGCATTGCATAGGGCGAGTACTCACCTAAGACTTGCGGTGCGTATTGCGCTTTTACATTGGTCTTCTGTGTTGCACCTGTAAGGCGCGAAAGGATACCCATAGACGGCAATTATACACTACATGTTGTGCTATTCCGTGTAGATAGCCGCTACCTGTTGTGGCTTAAGTAGCATCGATACCACCATTGCAAGTGAGATCGGTGCGGATACATCGCCTGCGCTCTTACGCTTTACGATGCGCCAACTAGAATCGTTAGTCTTTGCCGCGCAGTTATTCATCTGCTTAATCAATTCTTCTTGGCCGTTATGAACTACGCGACCATTGACCAAGCCATCGAGAAGATCAGAGCAAGCCTGATAGAACTGCTGGCCTGAGACATCCTGCGTTATCTGTCCGGCATTAGCCAATCTTTCAGCAATTGATTGCGTCGTGTACTTGTCAAAACAGATCATCTTAGGTCGGTATTGGTCAGCCCATCCCTTGATCTCAGCTGCGATTTTTAAGTCATCTACCGATACCTGGCTTTCCCACGTCTGTAAGATACCGACTCCAATTCTTCCGTCACCCATAATCTGACCAGCAACGAGGCTCGCATTGCGGCGAGATGGAGATACATCGAAGCCAAATACTGTATAGCCACCGATCGGAATCTGGAGCGTGGCATCGGAGGTCGCCTCAAGTATTCCATGAGGCCATGGACTCTGTAGAGAATCAATCCATTGGCATAGAAGTTCAGTCCTAATATCTTCAATTTTATTTGTTGCGACAGCTTCCTCAAGTGACTCCTCTGTAATCGTATGGCCTAGTGCTGGATTAGCCAGCGCCCATGCATTGCGGTCTGTGATCTTGCAGTATTGCGGTGCTGAGTATTCATAGAATCCGAATGACTTAGGAGGTGCAGATAGCGCTCTTTCTCGTAGTGTATTTAACGTCTCAGAGAAGGCGTCTCCGGCATTAGATGTAAGTAGTGTCTGACTATTAGCCCTGGCACGAGTCGTAGGGATTGCAGCTGTGTAGCCTTCCTTGCTGATCTCTCGCACTTCATCAATCCAGAGAAAGTCTGCTGTGCGACCACGAGATGAGTCACGAGTATCTGATACTAGGTCCAGGGTTGCACCGTTCAGCAGCTCGATGCGCTCGCCACCGTTCGCGTAGCGGATCGCTTTAGTGCCTGCCTTGAGATGCGGCGAGTTCTCGATGATCCATGCGATCTCTCGAAAGGTCATAAGGGCTGTCGCTCTATTAGAGGACATGATCAGATGCTTCATCTCGCCTCCATAGAACAGACCCCAGATGACCCTCATGCGCCCTAGATGAGACTTGCCATTCTGGCGTGCTACTAATAGCAGCGTAGTCTTGCGAATGTACATCGACTTAGCGTCAATCTTCATCATGTCATCTAGAAGCCAGCGTTGCCATGGCATAAGAGGCGTGCCTAGATCATCTGCCATCTTAGCAATCTCATCTGAGCGTGTTTTGCCTTTGAGAAGTGGGCTGTGAAGCCTTGGCTTGATTGCCCCTCGTAGCGGATGCTTACGAGCGCCCACTAGCTAGGACTGTCTGTGACTGGTCAGATTATGGGTGATGGAAGAATCGGTGTCGGAATCTTGCAGACGTGGGAGTCGCAAGTCTCGGTTGATGACCTAAAAATCGCAGCTGACATCAAGGGATGGGCTGATCAATACCGGCCTAAGATGATCTGCTTTGACAAGTACACAACGCAATCGATCGCTGAGAGATTGGCTAATGCTGGACAGATAACTCAGGACGTGTCAGGCCAGCAGTTCTATCAGGCTTGCTCTGACCTTCTTGATGGTCTGGTTAATGGTCGCGTAGTCCACAACGGGCAAGAAGAATTAATAAAGCAGATGAATAACTGCGCGGCTAAGA